TCATCCCGAAACCTCACGATCGGCTTCGAGGCGATCGGCGATGAACTGGTCGAGCTGCTGGCCAGCGCGCACCAGCTCGCCGTCGAGGATGTGGGTGTAGAGGCGCAGGGTGATCGAGGCCGCGCCGGGCTGCGCGCCGGGGGTGGCGTGACCCATCCATACGGACACCACCTTGGGGCTCACCCCCGCGTGATCGAGCCACGTCGCGCACGTATGCCGGCACTCGTGGAGCTTGATCGGGGTGAGTTTCGCTTCCTCCCATGCCCGGTAGCCGCGCTTCAAGAGCATGTTTGTGCTGAACATCCCCGACTTAGACGCTCGCCGCGGCGGGCACACCTTTCCGTCGTCAGGCCGGCCCTGGCGAAGGTGCTCGGCTCGCAGGGTGGTGAGGAGCGGCGAGACGATCGGGAGGATGCGCATGGCGGCCTCGGACTTCTGGCCGGGCAGCCGGATCATCCCGCGTTTCAGATCGACGTCGGTCCAGTCGAGCCGGCGGATCTCCGAGGCGCGGGCGCTGGTGTACGCGGCGATCGCCCAGGCCGGCCGGTCCGCGATCGGAAGCGCGTCGATCAAGGCGACCATCTCGGTCGGCGTGGCAACCCGATCTCGGGCGACCGAGTTGAGGGCGGGCAGCCTGATGTTGGCGGACGGGTCCGCCAAGGCGAAGTCGCGATCGACCGCGTACCGGTAGAGCGCCCGGAGCGAGTTGACGATCGAGCGGATGCGGGATCCGGACAGCCCCTCCCCCAGCAGCGAATCGATCAGCCGCTGGACATCGCCCTTGGCGATGATGTCGAGGCGGCGGTCCTTCATCGACTCAGGCAGGCGGTTGAGGCTCGATTCGAGGTTGACCACCGCGGAGTCCTGATAGCGGCGGCCGTGCTTGTTCAGGAAGACCCCGTCGCGGGCGGCTTGGACCATCCGTTCGGTCGCGTCCTCGACTGTCATATCCGATCGTCCGAGCGGGACCCCGGACTCGACCAGCTTCAGGAGGTCATTCCGGGCGTTCCGGGCCTCGATCGCGAGGTCGAACCTGGTGGTGCGGCGGACCCGCCCGAGCTGCTTGTCATAGACCGCGCCGTAATACCGCGGCGAGCACTTGCACTTCGCCTTCGGGTTCGGGGTCTTCGGGCAGTTGATCGAGTGGCGACCGAAGACTCCCTGGTACCTGGACTTCGTGTCGCGGCCGGCCATCATCACGCGGCCCTCGACTCGCCGGGGCTCGACAGGTTCCGCTTGATCCAGTCGGTGAGGTCCTGCGGCCGGTACATCCGGAGCTGGCCGGAGTAGACGCAGGGCAGCTCCGCCTGGACGTGGCGCTCGAAGTGGTCGATGCTCATGTCGCCCAGAGCCTTCGCGGCCTGCTTGCGGTTGTAGAGGAGCGGGATCACGTCTGCGTCTCTCGCCTTCTTGGCCATGGTCAGGAGCTTCCTTTGGCGGTGGACGCGGGCACGATGAATGGCATCGGTTTGTGGTCGCACTGCCACACCTTGATGGCTCCAGAGTGGTCGGGTTCGCAGCCCCAATAGCTATGTTCCGGATCGGCCCACGGCAGCAGTTCGCGAGCTTCGGCCGAGCGCAGCTGCCGCATGTGTCCGACCGTGACTCGAACCTCTGTGAAGTCGCATCCGATCTCGTCAGCAGCGGCTCGCTGCGCCTGGCCCCTGGTGGTTCCCTCGCGGGTGACCCAGACGGTCTCGTGGTCGTCGGTCGCGCACAGGACTACGGCTATCTGATCGTTCCCCATCAGTCGTTCCTCTGATCAGGATCGGTGAATCTGCCAGGTTGGCCCAGGTCGAAGAGCGGGACCGGCTCGGAGGAGGCCAGGGAGTTGGGGGCTTCCTCCGAGCTCGGTTCTGACCCCACCTCGCTGCCGGTCTTGGAATCGGCGGCGATGTCGGACGCTTCCTCGCCCGGATCGGAGCTGGCCCCTGGAGGAGAGTCCATTCCAGCCCCGACCCCGGCGAGGCGTTCGCGCCCCAGGTCGGTGATTTCGTAGGTCCTGATCTCAGCGCCATGCCTGGTGGGGATGGTCGAGGTTGTGTGTCCGATCTTTCGCATCAGTCCCTTCGTGGCCACGCCACGCACCTGGCCGGGGATCAGGCCAGAGTGGATCGCGGGGATCTCGATCGACGCGAGGTCATTGGCAGAGAAAGTGCCCTTGCGGATCAGGATCTCGTGGATCGTTTCTCGGATTCGCTTGGTCCAGAACGGCTTGGTTGTCTCCTGTGCCCTGATTGCGGCGTCGAGATCATCGAAGCCATCGGCGCGGGCCTGTTCGATCGTGAGGCTCACGACGGGTCACCGTTGCCCTTGATGCCGGCGGCCGCTCGGATTGAAACGTCGTCGCGCTTCGGTAGGCCGATCGTTTTCCAGTTGCGGGGGTCCCTGGACGCTCGTTTCGCTTCGGCAGCGTTCTGGGCCATGACGGTGATGACCTGTGTGGACTTGAACGTGATGGTCACGCGACGCTCGACCTGTTCCTTTGGTTGGCCCATCTCAGGTGACCTCCTCGAATGTGATTTCGATGAACTCCGGTGCTGCCTGCTTGAGCGCCCGCAGAATCATCGGGCGATACCGACGCTCGACCCAAGTCCTGATGGAGTCGGCGCAGGCGAGGTGGATCGTTCCGCCCCGGACTGCGGCGACGTGAACTGGAGCGAGCCACATCCGGTAGGTCGCCTCGGGCAGGCTCGCTTCGAGCTGATGGTGGACTTCCTTCCAGACGGCTGTGATTCCGGAAGCGTCGAACTCGGCGATTGCGAGAGCCTGACGCAACACGAGACCATCGCGGAGCGGGAGCTTGTCGCTGAGGACGGTTTCGGCTGCTCGCTGGATCTGGTCGCGAGTCACATTCGCCTCCCGGTGAGCCGGGGGCAAGGACTCGCGAGTTGGATACCGGGTCAGGAATTGTTCTATCCGGCAATCCACCGGCGACCCTTTCGGCCTCGCGCACACGCGCCCGCGCCGGTAATCGACAACTCCAAGGTGGTTGGTCGACCAACGAGGCTCCTTTTTTCACCACAAGGTTGGTTAACCACTTCGTAGATTGGAGGTTTAAGGTTTTGCATATGCGGTCGCATCCCGAAAGCGGGGGGGTCGCATATGCCGACGCATATGCCCGCGCATATGCGGTCGCATTGCTGACGCATATGCGGTCGCATCGAACTCACGCAGCCTCCGCGTTCCTGGCGCGCTCCGCCGCCCACCGCTTGTCTGCGGCTTCCTTGGCTTGGATCCGCCGGATCTCCTTGACCCTCTCGTTGGCATTCGCCTTCTTGCGGACCTCCTCCATGCGAGGGTTGAAGAGGCGCTCGCCGGAGGGTTCCCAATGCTCGCCGATCGTCCGCCAGATTTTCCTGAAAGCCGGGCGGGTGAGCCCGAGAAGCCGGGCAATCTTCGCCTCGTCCTTCGGTAAACCGACCTTCGTCCAAGCGATACAGAGCAGGTCGATATACACGCCCTTCTCTTCGTAGGTCATGGTCGAGACCGACTCGGAGTTGAGCCAGTCCTTCGCGTAGAGCAGGAATGCGGGAAGCTGATCGGCTGGTTCGAGACTCAAGTCGGGCCACCCGCCACCCTTTCGCGTAGAGCAGCTTCGAGATCCCCAGGCGTGGTCTTCCGCCGGGTGTCCGCGATGTCGGTAGCTCGGCGGACGTCCTGGTTGAACGTGACCGCCGCTTCATTGCTCGTTTCTAGGATGTCCTTCGCGATGTCATACCGGGCGACGGGATCGGTGGCTTCCTCAAACGCCTCGAAGAGCGGACCGAGGGTCTCCTGCTGACGCTTGTGGGCGCGGCGCAGGGCCTTCGCGAAATCGACTGTGATGTCCGCAGACTTCATGACCGGCTACGTGCCTCTTCAAGGTCGATCGGCGAGCGGCCACGGCAAAACCGGATTGCGTCCATCAGCAGTGGGTTCTCGAGTTCGAGTTCCCGATCGAACGGTCGGATCTTCGCCTGTCGCCGGCGTGCGGCGCGGGTCTTGCGCTCGGCGTTGAGAAAACCGATCACAGCGGCGAAGGTGAGGGCAAGCGCAATACCGAACCAGATCATTCGACGCCAGCCTTCGCCTCTTCGAGCGGCCACGCTTGGGAGACGGTGAACCCATAATGTTCGGCAATCGCTTTCGCGTTGCCGGGGGTCGGGACAGTGCCCTTCTCAGCGCGCTGTAGGGCGGCGACGGTAACGCCGATCTCCTCGGCCTTCTCTTTCAAGGTCTTACCCTGGTCGCGACGCAGACCAACGAAATCCACTGGAGCTGCGCCGCTCATGTTCGGGCCCGTTTCTTCGCGGCGCGTATCCGTAGCTGGGCTTCGATTGACCACAGTTCGTCGGGATCAACTCCGAGCTGAGTTGCCAGGGCCCCTTGGACGCGGGCCGAGGGTATCCAACCGTCGATGACGAGTTCAATCGTCTTGTGCGAGACCCCCGACTTGCGGGCTAGGGCTCGCGGCGACATCCCTTTCTTGACCATCAGCGTGAAGAACTCGCGATTCGTCTCGCAGGGTTCGCCATTCGGCAAACGCTTTCGACTCCCGTTTCGTTGGTTCATTCCCCGAAACGTAGCAGATTCTCCCGAAACATGGAGAAATTCCCCGAAAACCTCCCGCGATTTCCCAATAGGTTTTCCCCGATGAATGGCATTCCACAACGGATCAGGGCATCGAGGACCTTCGCGGGTCTGTCCAGGGAGGAACTCGGCAGAGCGATTGACCGGAGCGGCGACACGATCCGGGCGATCGAACTCGGGAAGCGGGAAGTAGGTCGGCTAGAGCTACCGGTGATTGCCGAAATGTGCGGCGTCCCGAGATGGTTCATCCGGTGGGGATGGGAGGCGGCACTAACCGACGAACCCTTACGCGAGGCCGGGGAGAAATACTTGGGCGACGAGGAGTTCCAGCTTCGGCAGGCACGGATGGAAGCCGCGCCGATCCGTGAGCGCATCCACTTCGAGCGCCATGGTCAGGCCGAGGCTATTTCACGCGATACAACTTCGGACGAGGTCGAGCTGGGTCTGGAAATTCAGCGGGATCGGGATCGAGGCCGAGGTTCTGGCGAAGGTGAACGCGGACGTGGCTGACTATGGGGGCTACGTCTGGGCCGAGATCCTCCAGCCGCCAGAGTGCCTCCAACTCTCGTTTCCTACGATCGTCTTGGTTCTCCATTCATCCTTGATCGGCCGCGCCGTCCTGGCGTTCATATCTCCAGACTCAGCGCCTCCCAATGGCCTGATTGCTCAATCAAACCTGTGTTCTGGCCGAGGGTGTGGAAAGTGACTGGGGCGACTGCCAGATTTCACGGAAATTGCGGGCTGCCACGACGGCGCCCAGACTTATACAGCCGGACTAACTAAGAGGGGGAATCTGTGAGGCGAGTAAATGCGACGATCATTTTGGGTCTGATGGCAGCCACAATGGCAATCGGTTGTGGTGATTCCAGCGACGTCATTGCCGACTCACGCACACCGGAACAGGTCACGATCCAGACATTCCAGGCGCTCGGTCGAGGTGATGACAGCGCGTTCTGCAAAGGACTCAGCCCCGCTGGCGAAAAGTCCGTGATGGGATTCATGTTGGGTGGACGCGCTCGGGCCGACACTTTCGACTGTCCAGGTTTCGTCAAGTTCACTCAGGCAGAGGTCGCGGAGTCGGGCCTGGCCAACTACCGCAATGTCGCAGTAGCTCAGTCCAAGACGTTCGGGAAAGCGGCAACTGTCCTGCTTGCGGAGAGCGGGATGACCGTGAGCCTTTTCGACCAGGGCGAGGGATGGAGAATCAAGAGCATCTTCAGCGGAGGTGAGCGTCTGCCGGCCAAGACCGAAGGCGGCCCACTACCCACCCTCCCTGCCAAGAAATGCGAAGCCGATTCCTTCCCCGAAGTTTGCCAGATAGCCGCGTCAGTACTCGGGAAGATCACTATCTCTGCGATCGCCACGGATGACGGCGGGGTCAGCTTCTCGTGGACCCTTCCCTTCAAGGTGGCCGGGCGGGCTGCTCACGCTACCGCGCTGAAACAGTCGGCCGCGCTCGTGCGCAAGACCTTTGCCGCGGGGTCCCCTGTGTACGTCGATAGCGCCGCCTACGAGGTCGGGCAAGGGCCGTTCGATGGTGCTCCACAATTCGCAACTTCCGTTGACGCCAAGGATGTGACAGGCGACCCCCTGGATGCCATCAAAGTGATTCAGGGTGGACAGCCTGGCTGAAAACACCGAGAGCCCCCGGCGCGGTGTGCGCCGGGGGCTCTCGTCATCAGTGCTTCTGTATTGCTCTATCGGGTCTTCATGGTCGCTCCAGTGATCGCCGAAGATGATCGGTCAGATACCAAGCTAGAGCGGCCACCTGACGGATCGACCAGAGAAGTAGACGTTGGCGGCCGGTGATCGGGTGCTGCCTGATCCCCTTCCCCCAAACGGGTATGTCGACGGCTTCCTCCTGCATCTCCTCGGCGATCACGGCGGGTGAGCGGGTCCATCCGTCATACCCCTTCAATTCGGCCCACCGTTCGCGATCATCACAAGCTCGATCGAACCGCGATCGTGAACCCTTCATAGATTGGACGGGACCGGGTACTGACCGTGAACAGGACGCCTGACCCGACCAAGACCCTTCCAGAACGATTCTGGTCCGTCAGAGGGCGGTGGTCCGCCTTCCCGTTTCATTCGGTTGGCCATGGTCTTGTGTGACTCGCAGCAGTACTTCACCTTGGCTGACCGGCCCTCCAGAGAACGAGGGCACGGCCAGTATTGACACCACCGCCCCACCGCCTACTCCTCCCGCGGGTTCGGTTCGCTCGGGCCGAACAGGACAGCGAACCACTCCGGGTATCCGTTCTTCGGGAACGCGAAGCCGACGATCGCGGTGAGCGCGCCGATGACGAGAGCCCCGAGATCGTCCGTGATCGGGATGCTCGTGCCGGCCCACTGGTTGAGCAGCTCGGCGGCGAGCATGATCAGATATCCGAGCGCGGCGGTGAATAGGGCCGGGTGCCGGTAGAAAACCCCGTGGGCCTCGGCCCATCGCGGGTTGAAGGCCGACAGAATCCCGGCGCCGACGATGATCGGAGCGGCGACCCAATACCAGGACACGTCACCACCGAAGCCGACGACGAATGCCATGACCAGAGAGATGAAGCTGGTCAGCGTCGCGGTCGGGGATTCGATGATCGACGGGGCGGCGATTGGGAGGGACGGTTCATGGATGCCGATGCGGTTTCTCTTCACCAACTGGTTTTTCCTAGGCATGTTGCCTTTCCTACTTCGAGTTGTCGGCGGGTTACCGGTAGTTGGGACGGGCGATACAACGGACCTCGCCACGAGAACGGGTGCGCGGGTAGACGCCACCGCCGTTCGAGTCAGATCCGCCGGATCCCTGAGCAGACGTGTTGCCCTCCTGAGTGGCGATCGTGTCGTTGTCGATCAGGTGGTCCACGAGCCCGATATGCGGGTAGGTGTAGACCGTGATGTCGCCGGCGCGGGCTTCGGAGAATCCAACGGCGACGAGGCCATTCCGGTGGGCTAGTGCGTCGGCCACGATGTACTCGTTGAAGCCGAGCCTGATCACGGTCTCGATGCGGGCGAGGCCGAACTTCACCACGCACCAGGCGACGAAACAGCCGCACCAGTAGACGGGGAAGGTGTAGCCAGTGAACTCGATGAACTTCTGGACCCAGCCGCCCCAGTTCGAGTTGGCCGGGATCTCGACTACGCCGTTGCGGCGCTTCGCCTCGGCCAGGGCCTTCTCGCCACCAGTCCGGTCGAACTGCTTGCGCAGCTTCTTCCGGTACGGCTTCCGCCGGACGGTCAGCATCCGCTCGAGTGCAGACTTCTCGCGGCCTTCCCGGATCAGCTTCTGCGTGTGCTGCGTGATCCGGCCGTTGCGGAGCTTCCGCCGGTTCTTGCCGGTCACGCCCATCGCGTAGGCGATCTGGCGGGCCGCGCTCATCGTCGCGGGTCCGAGTTCGCCGTCGACCAGGATGCGACGATCGACCTCGAAGTGCTTGAACTGCTCGTTGAGTTCGGCCTGGAGTACTTCGACATCCTTGCCCCGGGTAAGGGGCGTCGTTAGACCAAGGCCTCGGTGGACCTCTCTCTTCTGGGCCATGGGCCCTCCTTATATGTAGGCCTTTTCAGGCGACTAGAAAAGTGCCGAGACAGCCCACGCCGAAATGACGGCGGTGGCCACCGGCATGAGCAAGGCAACGGCTGCGAGGAAACCTTTGTCTCGCTCGCGGGACGCTTCGAGTTTTGTGACTCGCCCATTCGTTTTCGTGGCGAGGTCTTTCACTTCTCGAACGTCCTCACTCTGGTTGTCAAGCTTGACTTCCATTCGGGCAAGCCGATCAAGGATCTGGCCGACATCGGAAGGGCTCACGACTGTTCTCCTTTCACATCAGGCCTGCGGCTTGTAGCGCACCGATGATTCGGGCGTTCAGGGCCTCTTGGTTGCCGACCGCGTTGTCGGTCGTCACGGTCAGTTCGTGGTTTCGCCAGCTTGTCTTGGTGATCTTCCGAGGCGTTGGGGAGTGCTGGTTGAGGACGCTGATCGTCTGGTCGGCTCGCACCAGGGATGACGGCTGCCAGTGCCCTTCGATGTCCTGGATGTACATCGGGACGGTGATGGTCGATGGGCGCTTCGCCCGGTTCGCTTCGGTCAGGGCGATCGCGCCGATTGCCACGGCATCGTTCTTCGAGCAGCGCCAGGTGATCTCAGGGAGATCGAACCATGCTTGGTCACCCCACTGGTTCGCCGCGATCCAGTCCGACGTGTCGTGAAGGTCGGCCGCGTCGAGCGGGGTGATTCGCTGCTGAACGCCGGTGAAGTCGGTGAAGGTGACACAGACGCCGTTGAAGATGTTCTCGGTGGTGTCACCGGGGGTCTCGACCCGAACGCCGTTGATGCCGTTGCGGACCTGCCAGTTTGAGGTGGTGAGATCGTAGGGACCGAACTCCAGGGTGCGATTCTCCCACACTCCGAGTCGCCAGCCGTGGAAGCTGTTGAGTTGCTTCGCTGCCTCGTGAAAGGTGACCGGGTCGCGCCATGTGGCGTGTGGAATCGGGTAGCTGGTGGCTTCGACCCCGGCGGTGCTGAGTTTCGGCGCGTACTTGTTGGCGAGGTAGGTGATCCCGTCCGATGCGGCGATGCCGTCAGGTTCGCCGTCTCGTGTGATCGTCGGGACTCCACTTTCGTTGTAGGTCGCGAGCAGCGCGATCGTCCGCCAGAACCCAGCGGTAGCCGCGGGAGTGTGGGTTGCCGATGCGAGCGCACCGAGCACGAATGCGCGCTTGCTGTCCGTCAGGTTGATGGTGCGAAGCGTCCCGTCTAGGGTCATGCCGTAGGTGACCTGGTTGTTGATCTGGTCGTCGTCGGCCGTAACCATGTCGGGGGCCGCAACGTTGGCCGCGTTGCCCTGCGTGCCCTGGTACATCACCTTCCCGATGCGCGTTCCGAGGGGGGCGATGTATGCGAGCTCTGCCCGGGACCCGGCCGGGATTGACTGGCCAGCCTCCCCGGTCCAGTTCAGGGCACGGTCCGCTGCGACCGTGTACGCCTTATCGAGGGTCTGGGTGAACGCAAGGAGAACCTGTCGGCGGTAGGTGCTGATCTCGCCGAGCTGCGAGGTGTCGCGCTCAACCAGAAAGTCAGTGAAGGTTCTTTGGCGGCCGTGAGACATCCAGCCCTCACAGTCGAATTGCCATGCCTCACCTACCGGCACGCCTTGTGCCCGGCCTTCATAGGCCCGCTGGCCGCCACCGGTGTTCAAGCGGAGTTCATTGAGCAGAGACAGGTCGGCGTATTCCTGGTCGCCGGGACGCCTCAATGTCACCGAGGACGACGCGAATCCCTCCCCGGCCTCGGTCTCGAACGCGATGTCGAGCGGTCGTTTCTCGACATTGCGGGCGGCCGGGTCCCAGCGGAACCCTTCACCGGTGGCCGTGAAGACTTCGGCGGTGATTTCCGCCGGCGGTTTCTCTTCGACCATCATCAGTGAGGGACCGTCAGATATCGGGGGTGGCCCTCGATGTCGATGTCGAGCGGGTCGGTGTTGCCGGTGCTGGAGTCCTTGTGTCGCCCGGCACTTCGACGGGCGAACAGCGTGAGGTTGTTGTCGACGCCGGGAGCGATCGTGAGGCCGGACGATCCGGCGTACAGATATTCCGCCCCGCCTGAGGTCAACATGGTCGGCCCGTCGAGGGTGAGCGTTCCGTCTGTAGGGATCGGGGGTGGGGTCACGCCGGCCAGGGAGGAGGCCTGGACTCCGAACGAGCGGCGTTCCAATCCGGGGGTTGCGTAGCTGTAGTTGTCGTAGAGACCAACTCTCGCGTTCGCGGGATCCCCGAGGTCCTCACCCTGGATGAGCGCACCATGGGCACCGGAGGCTGTGGCGCTCCAGAACACACCGGCGGTGACGGTGCTTCGGGCCTCGACACTGACATACCAGCGGCCATCAAGGGTAGTTTGGATTCGCCATTCGTAGTAGCCACCGAAGAGCGTGAACCAGGGGTTCATCACGTCGGTCGCCGGTCCCATCCAAAGCAGGTAGTAGACACCACCGATGCAGGCCCACAGGCCCGGTTTGCCGGAGAAAGTTCCGTTGAGTGCCCAGCCAGCAACGAGAAAATTCGTGGTGTTCTTCCACCGAACGAACCCGCCCTGAAACGGCTTCGAGAAGTCAAACACGCTGAAGCTCCCGCCCGGGATCGTCTTCGTCCTGAAACGCAGGTCAGCTTCGAGCGCGTTGATGCCGGTGGCATACGCGAACGCCGGTGCTGTCATCGACACAACGGTGCGGGTCGCACCATTCGCGACCGAAACCGGCCAGCTGGGCGAGGCGTTGTGGGACCCGGCGGCGGTCCATCCGGTCCGGGATCCGATGTGGGTGGAAACCGTGGCCAGATCATCGGTGAGCAAGCCGGCGCCCGCCAGTTGCCTTCCTGCCATCGGTCCTGTTGCTTCAATGAGGCAGTCGTTCGGGATGATCGTCCGACTGAAGAAACGAACGTCACCTTTAGTTTCGATCCAAGCATCCCAGGGCGCCTTTGCGGAGACACTTCCCAAGAGGATGTCCGCGACCCCTGCGCCGCCGACATCGACCGCGGGCAGGGAACGTCGGGATCCACCTGCCTCTGCCCAACACAGCCGGGCTTGACCGGAACCGAACGCGGTCATCAGATAGAACCGGAAGGTACCGAGACGTGATTCGCGGGGCACCTGGCCGACAACAGACCAGTCGGCCGAAGTGCCGAACATGAAACCTGAGGCGATCGTTCCCGCGATCGGCGTCATGGCGCTCGCGAGGACTGTCGGGTTCACACCGGCTTCGCGTCTGCGAAGACCGACGACCAGGCGGCCACGCAGACGGGAGGAGACGTCCTTCACCTTCATCCGGAGCCACGGTGGCGCATCACCCGGACCACCGGGGATCGTCACGGAAGGTGCGATCGCGGCCGCACTGGTGGTGGTATCCAGATAGGTGCGGAGAGCACCGTAGCCGTAGGGATCACAGCTCGCCTTGATCAAGACGACCGGGGCCTTCAGGAAGAACCCGGCATCGCCGCCCTCAACGACCTTAGGCACATCCTCGATCGAGGCCTGATAGATCGGGAGGGTGAATGACTTGGTTGAACCGGCAGGCTGGTAGATGAACCGGACCGTGTCGATCGCCGGGTCCTGCGCTCCGGCGTTGACTTCGGCCTGTTCCAAGAATGATTCGAGGGTCCCAACAGCAGTGAGCGCGAGATCCATCGTTGACTGCGGTCTCAGCTGGAGACGGGCCGTGACCTCTCGGTTGTCGCGAAATGGAATCCGCGCCGGCAGAGCGCCGTTGGCATCGGTCGAGGCGACCATCTCGTCACGCTTCGCACCGTTCCCCAGATTCAGCTCGAAGAGACCCCAGATCGACCCGTTCAGATCGAGTTCGGCACCACCGGCCCCGGGAAGTTTGATTTTCAGGCCCTCGTTCGCCATCTAGTACCTCATGGTCGGGTTGGACTGACCGACGTTCTGCTTGCCGACGATCTCGCCGGACAGCCAGTCCTTGACGTAGCGGCCGAACTCGGCCCCACCAATCGCGGACATCGCCTTCTGCTCCGCGAGCAGCTTCTCGTTCGACTCTCTGATCGCTTTCAGCTCCGCGAGAATGTCCGAGGCAGACGAGTCGGAACCGGTGTCCTCATTCAGATCGGCCAGGCCCTGCTCGGCCGAACTGACCTCGCTCGTCGCGCTGTTTACGTTGTCGAGGGCGGTGTCCTGGACACTGATCGTGTCCTTGATCCTCTTCCGCTCTTGGTTCAGTTCGCGGATGTCATCCTTCGCCAACCCGAGTTTCCCGCGCACCCTGCCCCGCTCGGCCCTCAGCGCGGCCCTACGCTCCTTCGAGATCTTCGACTTGCCGAGTTCCTTGTCAATCTCTTCCAGGCGCTTCTCGAGCCGGGCCTTCCTGGCGTTGGGGTCCTTCAGTTCCTCACGGATCTCGTCCAGACGTTTCGCGCCACCGAGCCTCTTCAGCTTCCGGGTCGAATCGAGCAGCTTCTTCTTGTTGTCGTTCTTCCGGGCGCGCTCCATCTCCAGGATCGCCCGGAAGTAGGCCGCGTCATCGTCCTTCCTGGCTGTGGTCTGAGCGACGGTGAGACCGGTATCAAGGGTGTTGCGGTCAGCCTGCCAGCCGGTGCCGTACAGGCCGAGCATGTTGCGAGTCTCATCCGAGAGGTAGCCGCGACCGGGGGCGTTGGTCGCACTGAACGGCTTGCTTGGATCCCAGCCTCCAGGCGACGGCGGCACGGCCGGCGGATGATGACCGGGGGCGGTCGGCCGATCGGGCTTGTTGTTCCGGTCCTTGCGGCGGTCACGCACAGCGTTCCGACGCCGGGTGGTCAGTTCATGGGACTTCCTGCGAGCCTTCCGGCCCTTGATGTTGCCTTCTGTCGCGCCCTCGAAATCGAAGTTTCTTGCGGCCTTCATCGCTCGCCGGATCGCCCTGCTCGACTTCTTCGCCAGGCGCTTCGCGTTCGGTCCCGCGCCGGGGATCTTCGAGTTCGGACCGGTCTTGATCCGCCGCCACAGCTTTTTCGTCTGCCGCAGATTCGCTTTGGTGCCCTTGATCTTCGCCTTCTGACGCTCCCGCATCAGACCCCACGCGATCGCCGCTCCGCGCTGCCGGTCGTCCTCGGCCGGAATACCGGGACGCTCCCATTCGGCCATGAACAGGGACGTGGCCTCGGCCACGCTCGATGCGTTGAGCCGCGCCTTCAGGTCGGCGGGCATGTGCCGGTCCATGAACCCGATCTGGAAGTCGATGTCACCCCAGTCCACACCGCGTCGGGCGGCGTCCGCCTTCAAGTCGGCGAGGCTGATCGGTGAGGTCGTGAAGCCGAACAGGCCACCGCCACCGGTTCCGACCGAGTAAGGGTTGAGGTCGGGTCCGGCTTCCCGGTAGGCGTTCCCGATTATTCCGGCCGCCGCCTTCGGGCTGTAGCCGCGGCGGATCAGCGCGTCGGTCATCGCCCGGACACGACCACCAAACTGGTAGCCCCGGATCAGTCCACCCTTGCGATGTCCGGTACCGGAGGCGTGACCATCGTCGCGGAATCCGATCGGTGCGAGCAACGGGTACTTGTAGTCCCGGGTCGCGTTGACCACCGACATCTTCGCCGAGAGCCCGGTGGTGTAGCCACCGAAGTCGACTGCGCCGCCCGGATATTTCGTTTCCTCGTGTTCGGAGAAGTAGAACCGGCCCTGAGACACGTTGTACGCATGGGACCGGTAGCCGGATGTGGGTTGCGGAGACGCACCCTTCTTCGCTGCGTATTCCAGTGCGCCGGCAACCCAGTCGGCCATCGGCACACCCTTGTAGTTCCGGATCGCCCCAGTGTTGGTCGCGGAATGTTCCTCCACCCATTTCAGGGCGGCCTTTCGCATCGTGTCGATGCTGGCCTGCCCGACGCTCGTGGCATGGGGATTTCCACCACGCAGTTTCGGGGCACCGACCTTGCCACCGGTGGAGAAATGGGGGAGCTGATTCCGGATCGCTTTCGCCCGCGATTCACCCTTCGCCATCCTGGCCTGGCCATCCCAGGTCATCACCGCCGCACCCTGGGGCAACTCGGCGTAGACGGAGTCCTTTTTCTCGGGGCGCCCCGGGACCGTCCACGACCGGCCCTGGTAATCGACACGTTCTCCGGGAGAGACCCGGACGGGGACCAACTTGCCCTTGCCGAGAGGTACAGGACCCCCGCGGCGAAATGCGAGCTTGACCTGGCTCTTCGCTCCGAACGCGCCGGCGGCGACGTTGGCGTCGGATGCCAGCCCCTCGTAAGCGGTTCTCACCGGCGAGTTGATTCCGCGAACCGCCGCCTTGACGTTCCGAGCGTGCTTCCTGGCCGAATCGGAGAGCTTCCCCATGGCCTTGTCGGACTTGTCCGACCCTCGCTTGAACGCATCTGCGACGCCGTCCATTCCGCCGGTGGCGTCCGACTTCATCGACTTCCACATCTTGGGCCCGAGACTGAGGAGGATCTTGGACCTCAGGCGCTTGACCGTCCCCTCGGGAAGCTTCTGCTTGTTCTCCAGTTCCCGGGCGTAGTCGAGCATCGTCTTCGCGGCCGACTGACGGGCCTTGGGCGGCAAGTCGCGGAGCTGCCGCACCATCTGGCCCATGTTGATCTGATTGGCGTTCTTCGCCTTCTTCCAGCCGTTGACGATGCCCTTGGCGATACCGATCGGGTCGGCCCCCGCGAGCATGTTCTTCCGGCGCTCCTGGATCTGCTTGATCCGCTGGAGACCCTCTTTCGTCAACTTCCCGTTGCGGGTCCAGTTCCGGCGGACCGCAGACTCTTGGGCCTTCAAGGTCTGCCAGACGGCATTCCGCCACTGCGGCGTGAACTTGTTGTAGCTCCGCGAGACCATGGCGAGCTGCTTGTCGGTGGCCTTCTGGAGGTCTCCGCCGACAAACTCTCCGCCCCGAATAAGCTCGGAGAACTGGTCAATCCGAAGCTGCGGTTTACCACCGTGCGCCGAAGCATTCGCAGTCGCGTTCAGGATGCGGCGAAGGACCTTCTCCTGCTGAACGGAGATGTCGAGGTTTTTCAGATACTCGATCCCCTGGCTGCGGAGTGTCAACGCCTGAGCGCCACTCGTCTTCCTGATTTCTTCGAGTACGTCCTTGAACTTCTGGGCGTCCTCAGCGATGTCGACGCTGGTCTTCTGCGCGTCGTCTGGACCGATGAAGTCAGACACGTCCTGCGTCGCCTCTTCGAGCCACGCAAGGTTCTTCTTGCGACCCTCGATCAGACGGTCGATCTCGTCCATGGCGTTCTTCTCGGGGGTGTTGTCCCGGAAGGCAGCATCGACTACGTCAAGTGAGGCGGTAATAGCCGCCGCCCAGGGGGCGGCCTTGCCCGCGAGCTTGCCGAACGTCTTCAGTTTGCCGATGACTCCGCCGGCCGCGGCCCCGGCTGTGGCAGCGCCAGTGGCCGCTCCGCCTCCCATCGAAGCTACCGCCGAAGTCGCTGCGATCTCAGTCGCTGCAGTCTTCGCGGCCGCCCCTCCATAGAGCTTGCCGAACGTCTTGCCGGCGGCGACGATCGCGCTCGCACCGCCGAATGACTTCAACAGCCACACACCGATTGCGGCCTTGCCGAGGATCCCGGTGTCCATGAACCCACGGCCGATGCCCTTGGCGATCTCGACACCGGTCTCACCAGCGCGCTGCGCGATCTCCGGAGCGAGGTCCGTGATCGTGTCGAGGATCACTTCGCTGTACTTCTCGTACTGCTTCCGGATCTGCGCAACCTTCTGGTCGCGGGTCAGATCGTTGCTGTTGATCAGCTTGACGAAATCGCCGTAGGCGTTGTACGCCTCGGTGACCGCCGGTGTCGCATGCTTCGCGAACGCGATCTGCAGGCCCATCGTCGCGACCTTCGATCGGCGTTGCGCCATTGTGAGCGCATCCATTTTCGCGATCGTCTTTTCGTCCAGGGTCGCGCCGAACTCGTCGGCCCAGCGGAGCTGATCTTTCAGTCCCGCCGCACCCTTCGAGAACATCGGGAGGATCGTGGCGTAGCCCCGGCCGAGCAGGGTCTGGGCGGCTGCCTGGCGCTTCGTGGAACCTTCCGCGTTCCCGAGGGCTTTGGCGACCATGTCGATCTGCTTCGAGTAGTTCCCTGAAGCTGAGGCAAGTTCCTTCTGTGTGATCCCCAGTTCCTTGAACGGTTTCAGGGCCGACTCGGTTCCGTCTTTCGTCGCCTCGATCCGTTTCGACAGGGTCGTGAATCCCATGACCAGCGCCTTCGAGTCGACACCGCGTGCCTTGGATACGACCGCCCAGCGGGACGCCTGTTTCGTGGCGAGGCCCAGGTTCCGGTTCAGACCCATCGTGGTCAGGGCGAGGTCCTGCGTTGTGACGATGGCCTGTTTGCCCTGCGAGATCGACAAGTACGCGGCTGCAAGACCAGCGGCCGCTTTCGCGGCCGATGCCATGCTGGACCCCACCTGACGTGTCGTGGATGCCTGCTTCTTGGCCTGAGTGTTGTACTTGCCGGTCTCCCGGGATACGCGACGCATGCCGGCGCTGACTCCAGTGGAATCGACGCCGAACACGATTTCGAGGGCACGGCGCTTGGCACTGGATCTCGCCATCAGGTCGGCCCTCCTTTCGGGCTACTTTCTGCGCAGGTATTTCGAGAGGCCGCGTGTCAGAACGTCGATCTCCCAGAGGGGCGTGTTGTCGACCTCTTCGGCCGACATGCCGAAGAACTTTCGGAACAGGAAGAACTCGTCTTCCTGCCCCTTGGTCAGGAAGGGCGTTCTGAGCGCATCTCCATGAGGCCGTTGAAGAGCTGGTTGACGTGGCCGAGTCCGATCGACTCGTCCTTGTACTTGTTCTTCAGCACGGTCTTCGCGGCCGTCTTCTTGCCGGTTTCGTCCGGGACGGGCTCCAGGAGCACGTTCACAACCTCGGCAATTGCCGCGAGTGTCTGTTCGTCAGTGGCGTCGGCCGGGAGCCCTTCGAGCTGTTCGAGGACTTCGTCCATCTGGCGTTCGATCTTGCGGGTCGGCTGCCGGAGGGTGTAGGTCGGACCCCAGAGGTCAACCTCTACGATCTCGAAAAGATCGGTTGCTGCGTTCAGCTTCTTGGCCATGGTGAATCTCCTTTGTTTCGACAGGTCTCGACAGTTCGCGGTAGCCCCCGGCCCTGTCGAGACGGCCGGGGGCACCACGTTTGGTCAGTCGTCAAATCCGTTGACTTGGGCGAGGTGATCAACCAGCCCGAGTAGGTGGTTCTCGATGTCGTCGGCCCTCGTGAAGACGGCACGGCCGAGCATCTGTGAGCGCTTGATGCGGATCGGCACGCCTCGGGGCTGGACCTTCGAGTCCGGTTTTCCCGACGTTCCCCACTCGTGGGCGGGGGCATACTCCAGGTCGGAGTACAGGGACATCTCTTTTGATTTGACCGAATGTTTGATCGACCTGCGGAGCTTGCCGGTCGCCCCGAGCGGCGCGTTGGAGCGAGCCGTGTCCCGGGCGCTGGTCGCGATCTGGCGGAGATACCGATTGATCTCCTTGCTCAGATCCTTGTCGATCTTCCCGAGGTCGCGGCGGAACTGGGCGAGGCCGACAATCTCGAACGCATCCGAGGAATTGGCGACCCCGCCCCTTGACCCGGCAGACCCCGCCGGCGGGCGGTAGGTGCTGCCGGGCATTGGTTACAGCGCTGTGTCGGTGTTCGTGTTGACGATCGTCATCGGGGCGTTCGTCCCGTTGTAGAGCGCCTTGAACTCAGCATCGACGGTGAGGAGGTCAGCGCCACCGACCACCGGGCCGGAGCTGATCTGCTTCGCGGAGGGGATGGTGATTTCGGACCCGTAGCTGAACGCCCCTTCAATCAGATCGTTCGTGGCCTTGGCAACGAGCGACACGATCGTCTCGTTGAGGTATCGCTGATGGTCGGCCAGGGACGCGAACTCGAACGTTGCGGCCATGGTGATGTCGGACTGAGCGTTCACGAGCGGCTCGTCCTTCACCCCAGAGTTCCCGAGGTTGTGGCGGTCCGTCGCCATGTTCACCGGAACCGTGATCGTCAGCGTCTTGCACTTCATGTGCGGGGCACCGGCAATCGAGATCTCCCACCGGCGGAAGCCGAACGGACGGGCCGCAGCAGAGTAGGTCGCGGTGCCGAGCGTCTGATCGGTCTTCTCATCACGGCCGTCGATGTTCAGCGACAAGGTCGCTGCTTCGCCGGACTCGATCGAGATCACCGCCTCGGTGACCTTGCAGCCCAAGTAGTCGAAGGGACGAACCACACCGTCCGTGTCGGGCCTGCCAACCTGGAGCGAAAGTGACTTGCCGACCGGCGATGTGAGACCGATCGGGAAGGTCTGCGTCCTGGCCGCGACCGCACCACCCGGCGTGACGATCGGGATCACCCCGCCGGTGAGCATGGTCAGGAACTTCCCCATGCCGCGGTCGAAGTACTGCAGCTCGATCGAACCCTCGACCGAGCGGGTGGACGACACGTGGTAGCCCTCGGGCTGGACCATGACGCCCGCCATCAGCGGCTGAGTCTCGATGTACGTCTTGTTGAGAGTCAGAGATTCCGACTCGAAGGGCAGGAAAGTGACGGGGGCTACGCGAGTGCCATACGTGGCCTCGAGTGCTACACCCAACTGGGCATCAAGCCCTGAACCGTGCGGCATTAGTTCGTCTCCTCGTTGGCGGTCTCATCGACCTGGTTGTCAGCGCCGGCGGCGTCGGCCTCCGGGTCGGTGGGGTCCTCGCCGTCGTCGGCATTGGACGCCTCCGGCTTCTCGCCGTCGTCGGCTTCCGCGACGTTGGCAGCGGCCTTGACGTCCTTGACGGTGACGTTGCCGTTGGCACCGGTGCCCTCGACCGAAGCGATCGGAATACCGAGTTCCTCGGCCTTCTTGATCGCAGCCGGGGATGGCTCGGGCGACGGTGTGCCGCCGGCCTTGACCCAGCCCTGATCGAGCAGGTTGGTGCCGACAGAGTCCGGCACGTTGATCGGTTCACCCCGCTTGGCGATGACACCGAGCAGGGGAATAGAAAGGGACTCAGGCCCCTCGTTGAACTGGACCTCCATGAGAGGGGCCCTCCTTTGTCTATATGCGAGCGGTGCCCGCGAGGGTGGATCGGATTCGACAGATCTGGGCCTTGTCGACCGTGAAGAACTCTTGGTCGCCCTTGCTCAGAAGGGCGTCAAACGACATGTCGTCAAGTTCGTGGTCGCCCCGGGCCGCGTCCTCGATTAGGTCGAAGATGTCCCAGCAGCGGACATAGGCGGGTTTCAAGTCTTTGCCTGAGGCCTTCCAAACCTCGACCGAGATCTCGATGTTGAACTTCTCTTCGAGTGGAACGGGGCTCGGACCGAGCAGCTTGAACTCCCGGCTGAAGTCTGAGCCCATCGAGATCGTCACCATCTCACTGGCCTCGCCGTATCCGAAAAACACCTTCACGTCCTCGCCGGTGAGAGCGTCGATGAAGAGCTGCTCCACGTGAAGGGCGACCTTCGGGACCGAGCTGCTCATACGACGTCACCCACATAGGCGTAGTTTCGGACGATCTGATTGACCTCCGGGATCGGGAAGATCGCGCCGCGCACACCGGGGGTGACGAGCGCGAAGGAGCCTTCCTCGTTGCTGACAGATGTGGCCCGGCTATTGAAGTCACTCGGGTCCGGTGTCAACTGATCACGGATCAGCAGCAGGGCCGCTCGCTTGATCGGCCGCGGGGTCTCTTCCCACCCGTGCCGGTACTTCACGACGCGGTCACCGTTGTGTAGTGGGATGCGGCCGGTCGGGAAAGGACCGGCGATCGAGGACTCTTCGCCGTCGACCTCCAATACTTCGATCACGAGTGGGCGGCTGAGCAGTGCCTTCCCGTCGTGTGCCTCAACCTGCTCGGTGCGGGTCTGTGGAATGAACGCGCACCGGCAGGCGTCTTCGAGACGGTCCTGGACCAGCTCGATTGCTTCGAGAATCTTGGGATCCTCGGGAACATCATCGACAACACCGACGACAAAGTCCTTGACTTCCTGGACTGTGACGACGGTAGCCATCTACTTCGTGGCTTCGGCGGCCATCCGTGCCTGGCCATCGCCGGTAGCCTTCTCAGCTTTCTCCGCCGGCTTCTTGGCCGCCGGCTTCTTGGCACTTCCGTCACGCTGCTCGGCCCGTTTCGCGGGAACCTTGCCACCGATGGCCTCGGCTCGACCCTCGTTGAGCAAGCGCAGGGCGAGATCGTTGTCGACCTCTTCCTCATCTCCCGCATTGATGACGGTTCCACCGGGACCGGCCGCACCGATTAGGTGCCTGATCTTGATCTTCTGCTGCTTCGCCATGGCGAGGTTCTCCTTTGACGGCGAGGGATTGACAGGGGAAGACCCTCGGCCGGTTTGACCCGGCCGAGGGTGGGGAACTGCGGGCCTCCTACGAGGCCGGAGTGGCGAGCACCTTGAAGGCGTTCGGATCGGTGATGTCACCGTCCGAGCGGAGCTTCACCTTCCAGGCGACCTGATCGTTCTCGGCGTAGGTCTGATCGAGGAACTTGATCGAGACCCCACCGGCGTCACGGATCGTGTACGCCTGCTTCACGTCACCGAATCCGAGAGGACGCTTGGATGCAGCGATCGCGTGGACGGACGGATCGGCGTAGATCGGCTTGCCGATGAAACGATCCGGCTGGCCTTCCTGGACGCTCGGCTGCCAGAGGTACTGACCATCCGAGTCCTTCAACTTCCGGAAGGAAGCATGCGAGGCGTCGGCGGCGATGTAGACGCCATTTGCCCGGTACGGACCGATGACCGAGTACTGCAGGTCGATCGCCTCGTCCATGGTGATCGTGGTCGGCGACGCGACGGTCTTAGCGACCACGGCACCGGCGAACAGGCCCATCGGCTTGCCCGTACCGTTGCCGTTGACGAAATCGGCGTTCTGTGACAGCCCGAGCTTGAAGCCCGCCCGGTCCTGCACGTATGCCTCGACATCGAAGATGGCGTCCTGGACCATCTCCTCCGAAGCCTTGATGATCTTCGCGTACTTGTACGCGTCGAACACGACCTCATCGAACTCGGAACCGTCGTTCGGGATCGGCTGCTCCTCCCCGACGATCGCGAAGTCGCTCATCAGATCCTTCTCCCGCGGGTAGTGGATCTTCCCGCCGTCCTCAGTCTGGATGACGTTCGCGAGCGTCCGGATGATTCCGTAGTCGCGCAGCGGCTGGATCAGCCCACCCCACGTCTCCGGCACGGCGAAGCCACCGTCGGCGTCGGTCGCGGTGTTGAGCGTGGTCCGCTCCTCATCGGTCAGTTCGCCCAAGCCGCTCCGCAGGAACGACTCGAATGCCGAGCGATACTCCTCGGTACCGGTGCCGGAGCGGACTTCGTCCGGGTCGACATCGTCGTTGCCGGTGGCAGCAGCGGGAGTCATCCTCGGCTCCATGCCGTCGAGCGTCTCGGCGCGCTGGATGCGTTCGGTCAGGTCCTGGAAGTCCGCTTCGCGACGCTCGAACTCCTGCGTCTCCTCGGCGGTCAGGTTGCGGTTCTCGGTCTCAGCGGTATCGCTGATTCCGCGCATGTCGGTTACGAGAGCAGCGCGGCGGTGCCGCAGCTCCTCGAGCTGTGCGGGGGTCATGTGGATAGCCCTCCTTCGGGCGGTCTGTTTTCAGATTTGGGCGGTGAGCCCGTGAATCCGAGAACGCGCCGCTACGGGAGAGATCCCGTCCTGCGTTTCGGTTGCCTCAGCTTCTGAATGGCCTTCGGGTTCCCCGGCCTCGCCGCCCCGCTCCTGGCCATCGGCCGGGGGGTCTTGCTCCGTGGGAACCTCTTCGTCTGAGGTACTGCTGTTGTCGAGCAGAGACTGAATCTCCGCCCTTTCTTCGGCCGTGACTTCCTCGCCACGAACAAACTTGTCGAGAGACCTGAGCCCGGCATCGGTCGTTGGGTATGCCGGATAGACGCAGGGGCTCACGTCGTAAAGCTCCGAGAACTCATGGATCGTCCGGATCAGAACACCGGTCTCGGGATCCTCTTCCCAAGAGTCGTCAGCGACTCGGAAGCCAAACGAGGACTGGTTGATCTCGCCGCGGTCGATCCATTCCCGCGCATCCCTGGCAACGCTCGTGTCGCCGGGTGTGGTCTCATAGGCGAGACCCTTCCCGTCCTCTCTCAGGGAGAGGCTGCCGGCATGGGTCCGGCCAAGGATCAGGTTCCCGTCATGGTTCAGTAGGCAGTAGCAGTCGGGATCCTTTCGGAGGACCTTTCGGAATGCCCCGCGGTCGATCTTCTCGCGGAAGCCGCCGAGATTGACCGACAGGTCATTGAAGACCGCAGCCATGCCGACGATCGTGAAACTGTCGCCGTCATCGCTGGCGCGGGCCTCGACTTGTGTGGAAGCCATGCGCCGCTCGGGATGTGCGCCCGGCTGGCTTCGCAGTTCCTGGAGCAGCTCGGGACGGGACCGAATATCGACAGTCGTGATGCATGAGGGAATGCGCGGCATGTCAGCTCTCCTTTGAGGGCGCGTCAGAAGGGTTCTCTTCGGTGGGCTCGACAGGTCCGGCGAAGGCGGCGATCTGTTCAGCAGTCAGGGCCGGTCGGTTCTCCATCTGGCGGACTTCATCCACCGTCAGGAACTTGGCCTTGATGCCGAGCATGTAGGCGGAGTACCGGGTCCTGACGTCGGTCCTGAGTAGACCGTCAGCCAAGAACTCGGGGAAGTGAGAAGACGCCTGACCGACCGAGCGCGGGTAGAGCGCCGGGTCGATCTTCAGGCCTCCCTCGATCCGCTTCATCCAGCGGCCAAGGGTGTACGTGACCAGATCAATCCCGTTCTGCTCGTTGGTCGAGTAGGTCAGGGAATCGCCCGACTTCGCTCCGATCTTGCCCGCCGGCACCTGGAACATCTGCGCCACACGGAGGTCGGAGAACTGATGCTGCTCCAAGAACTGCGCATCGTCGAGCGGCATCGTCCACTTGTCGACCTCGATCCCCTCTTCGAGGATCGCTGCTCCGCCAGCTTTGACGCTGTCCCAAGACACTTTGAGGCGCTTGGCCGCAGGCTCCGAAAGCTCTTTCGGGTGGCGAAGGATGACGTTCGGCTTGCCATCACTCCGGAGGAACTCGCCCTGGAACTTTTCCTGAGCGGCCATGATTCCCATGGTCTGCCGGCAGAGCTGTATCGGAGAAAGCCCGACCAAGCCACCTGAGGAAAGGCCGCGGAAGTGAAGGATGTCCTGCGAGTAGAACGGTGCGCCGTCTACATGGAAGACCTTGCGCTTCTGTGCGTCACGGTTGACGCTGACTCGGTGCGGTGAGATCGGCCACAGTTCCCGAACGATGCCGAGGCTGTCCCGGACCTTCGCCATATAGGCGTTGCCCCACAGCAGGAGATGGCAGACCACGATCTCCCAGACCTCGTCCGCCGACATCTCCGGGTTCGGGTTGTCGTGAAGCATCGGCCAGGTCGGGTGATTTCGATCCCGGATCTTCCCGCCGTCACTGTCCGATCGGTACACGATCAGGGGCATCCCGCCAACCGAACTGGAGACCAGCACGACGCAGTCCAGGACCGCAGGGAAGCGAAGGGCACCCTGAATGCTGACCGGGCGGCCGGTATAGGTACGGCCACCGGTGAGGGTCTCCAGCATCTCTCCGGGTTCCTCCAGCGTCCATGTGCCGGACCTGCCCTCGGCACCGACAATCACACCACCGAGGAAACTCACTGAGTGCCGTCCATCGCGGCGGACCTCTTCATAAGCTTCTCGCGCTCGCTGAGATACGCGACGGCCGCAGCCATTGCTCCGCCGATGATGAGCGCACCGGGGATGGTGATCATGGCGATGCCGGCGACGATCGCGGCGAGCCCGCCGAGGAAGATGTACGTCATAGGTGGTGCTCCGATCTGTGAAATCAGTCGAGGACGATCACGCCGCGGTCTTCGTAGACGGACGCTCCTTCGGCATTTCGGGCTCCCCAGAGAGCGAGACTGGCGGCGACAAGAGGGGAGATATCGCCGGACTGCCTGGCCCAGGCCCAGGCTTCTCCGAGCGATCGCTTCGTAGCAACGGAGACCGCGTCGTCAAGTTCGGGGGAGCCGGGGTGGCGAAGGGTTCGGTCCGCGACAGCGTCGAAGAACATGCCGCAGGCGTTCGCGTAGTCGCGACCGTTGAACTCTTCGACCTCGATCGACAGCATGTCGTTCACATCGGAGATCAGCACACCGGCAGGCGAGCCCTTGTCGGCCCCGACACCGGACGGCTTGTGGGCCTTGACGAGTTCGGCCAGGTCAGCGGCGAGCCATCCGGAACCGCGTTTGTGTCGGATGACCTCGACGTGCCATAGGTCGTCCTCGCGCTTCCCGGCCGCAGCAATCGCGGTCATGTACCGGTCGGGGGTGGTGTCCCAGGCGAGATAGACCGGATCGAGCATCTGAGAATCGACATCGAGAAGTTCAGCCCAGGCACCGGTGTCGAGGACCGTTTCGGCCAGACCATCGGTGCGCGGCCAGTCGCCCACGCCAAGCCGTTCGACCGCGAACTCGCGGTTTCCCATCGCTCGCTGCTCGCGAGCAACGTGTTCCGTAGAGATCCGGATGCCGAGCGCGGGGTTCGCTTCGGCCCAGTTCAGCGGGTCGGTGGCGATCGTCGCCGTGACTTCCTCGGGATTCTCGGCGTCGATCGACCACTCGAAGTAGGCCAGTGCGTCGTCGTCGCCCTCGATGGCTCGATCGCGAATGCGGGTGAGGACGATCCCGTTCTCATGCTGCCACTGATCGACGGCCGAGGCTGCGTACCAAACCTGCGGGTTCGGTCGGGCGGAAAGGGTCGGGAGGGTCGAGCCGTGGGCGTTATCGGGAAGGTCCATCGCCTCGTCGTAGATCAGGCAATCGGCCGTGAACCCGCGGCCGCCCTTCTTCGTGCGGGCCTTGAACTTCACCTTCTGGCCGGACTTCAGGGTGATGCCCTCTTTACCGTTCGCGATGGTGATCTTCGCGACCCGGGCCGAGAACTCCGGGACCGCCTCGATCACGTCCTGGAGTCGTTGGAACGCTTCGAGCGCGGTGTCGAACTGATGGGCGGAGAAGATGATGAGCCGCTCTTCGAGCAGGAAGAGGCCGGCGAGCATCCGGGCGATCAGGATCTCGGTCTTCCCGTTCTGGCGCGCACAGACGATTCCGACTTCGAAGGCCGCCCACTTCCGCTCCGGGGTCTCCCCGAGCGATTCCCGGAGAACATCCTGCTCCCAGGGATCGAGGTTTAGGCCGGCGATCTCCGCAAGTTCGACCGCCGCATCTCCGGTGGACATGCTGACGGCGCGTTCGGGGATCTGGCGAATCCGGGGCTTACGTGCGCCGATCAGCGTGTCGAGCCGCGAGAGCATCAAGTCGGTCGCCTTCCTTCTTCGGCGGAGCCAGTTCGTCGAGCCGGTCCATGGTCTCGGTGAGCGACTTCGCACACATCGACTTCGACGTGGCCGAGTTCGTTTTGCTGTCCAGCTGCTTGGCCAACTCGAGTGCAGTTGCGGCGAGCGCGGTATTCAGCAGAGCCGGGGCGCGCTTGGCGAGTTCCGCCAGGTCGCGCTCGACACCGGCGACGACCGTGCGCTCGACGCCGATGCCGAGCAGCTCTTCGATCTCGGCCTTCTTGGCTCGCGACGGAAGGGTGATCCCTCGCCGCTTCGCCTCAGCTTTCAGTTCTTTGACGGTCATTCACCACTCCCGCGATCGGCCCGGTTTCTTCTCCTTGCGCCTGCCCGCGGTCGCCCGGTTACAGCGACGATGCTCCGGTCCCTGGTATCGGGTGCGGTCACCGTCGACGTGGCCCAGGTCCCACTTGGCGTCGGGCGGAATCGGCTCGCCGCACCGGGCACAGTTCACGACGCCAGCGGCAACCTTCGGAGCCCACTGGTCGCGGAGCTTCTGATGCCGGCTGCCGTACCCTCGCGCCGCGGTGCCGGCGGTCTTCATCTTCGGTGGCGGTGCGATCGGCTCGCCGGGCTCAAAGGTTCGCCACCATTTCTCGGCGGCGGCCATCTCCCGACGCATGTTCCCCGGCCGTGCCCGTTGGCGGATTCGATCGACGCACACGGTCAAGGGTGTGTCCACAATGCGGACCAGGTCCGGCCGGATCATCTTCACTGCCCGGCCGCGGGCGGACCGCGTTGCGCCGGACCGGATAACGACAGCCCTTGCCGATCGGCTCTGACCAACCTCGCGAAGAGCCGTGGTGAACTGCTTCTCAGACACCCACTCGGGGTCGTCACGATCGAAGAGTCGAAGCCCTTCCATCTCGGCGATCTCTCGGGCGATCGTTGTCTTGCCGGCACCCGGCGGACCACAGATCAGGACGACCCGCCGCCGATTATTTTTCGAGCGAGCCAAGATGACCTCGATCGACCGGTGAAGGTCCCGTCAGGACCGTGAGGGATTCGGCATCACAGGCCGAATCTCGGGGAGGGGCGGTGCGAGAGCTCGCGACCCATTGCTATCGGGGAGAGAAAAGTGACTGGCTGCGGAGTCAACAGCCCCCACGTCCTCAAAAAAAGCCGGGGACGGGGGGTGAATCATGGGCGGCAGGGGGATTCGAACCCCAGCGGGACCGAGGGAAATCCAGACCCCTCATTGGACCCGCGGCTGTCTGGTTGCCACGGCCACGCCATATGCCGCTTCGTGCCGCCCGCAAGATTGTATGACCGGTCCGGAACATCAGGGACACCTCACGATGGCGGTGCTGACGTTGCCCTGCGTGACCATCGTCTTGCCCTCGCCGAAGATCTCGCGAAGCTGCTCCGCCGCAGCCTGGATCGTGGCCATCGGTACGGGGTCCTCGAAGTGAAGGTGCAGGACGTCGCCGGGTTCGAGCTTGATGCGCTCGACCTCAGCTACTTCGACCTTGACTTGAACGGTGACCGGGTCGACGGCGGCCATGGTCAGCTCGCCTGGTCGGGCTCGGGGCGCTCGGCTTCGTCGGTCACGATCGTGACGCCGAGCTGCTGCGCCACCTTGTCGATCGCTTCGTCCGCGGCCTTGACTGTGGCCATGGTCAGGTTGTCTGCCTCGATGTCCAGCTGGATATCAACAGTGAGGCCGTCACCGTAGAACGCCTGCGGACGCTTTCCGTCCTCGGGAGTTTGGGCGACCACGTTGAATTGGGCCGTAACTCGATGCGTCGGCATCTCAGTACCTCATCTGGGCGGACGCGAACGGGACGGCCGAGAAGGGCAGCACGTGGCTGACCGTGATGGTGGTGTCTCCGTTCGGTCCGGTGTCCGTGGTGATGACGAGCTGGCCGAGCGGGGCGACCAGGTCACCGACGTCGAGGGTCATCGTGCCGGTGGTGTGGCCCTCGGCCTCACCCTCGGCGTTCGAGTCGGTGCAGGTCTCGGGTTCCTCGGGACCGAACGTCGGTCCTTCAGGCGCGTCGTCTTCGAGCGGCTCGACCATGTCCCGGACCTTGTCGATCCCTACACGGATCGCTTCCTGCCCGTCCTCGGCTTCGACCTGGACGGTGATAGTGGCTTCTACGTCGTGAAGCGACGGGATGTACGGACCGAGCTTGTCCTGCTCCTCGCGAGCAATGGGTTGGGCGGTCAGGTTCACATCGACTTGGTATTGCTGCTTCATGGTGATTCCTCCGGCCTCGTCTCGACAGTGCCGCTCTCTGGCCCGAGGCAAGGCCAGCAGCGATCGTTCGGGTTGTTTCGGGACAGAACCGCGCCGCAGCCAGGCCGATCGCAGATGCGGTTGGCCGGGTAGATGCCGGGATTCCGGGGCGGGATGTCCGTGATCGGGATCTTTTTCAGCATGAGAAGTAGGTGGCAGCGCGCCCCCGGGGCTCGAACCCTTCCCGCTCCAGTGCGGTTGGTTGGCTGGCGCGCTGCCCTTCGCGAAGGAAGGGGTCGCTGACGTTGCGGAATCGAACACGCGCCTAGGGTCCGGTAACCCTTGGTGGTCCAACCTGCCAGCGGTAAGTTCCTCGGCCGACGTAGGGAGAAGCGTCGGCCGAGTGGTCGCACATCGTGTGCGCGGCACGCGTCTTGCGTGAAGCTGATGGGCCTGACCGCGGGGCGGTTACTGCGTCAGGCCGAAAGGCTGAGGAGTCGTTTCAGGGAAGGGGCAATGACCCCATAGTTCTGCGGAAGAGCCATCCGTGTGTGGCAGTCCCGATCCGACTGCCGAGCAGAATAGACGGTCGAGCGGCGGTACGCAACCGCAGGGTTGCTCGGTCAGGTACGTATCTCGTCGCCGACGTCGACGCCGGTGATCTCGCCGCCATCCGGGTCTCGGTGGATTCTCTCGATCGGGAATTGGTGATCGTTGACGCAGCTCACGGTGATGTCGCGAACCGGGAACGCTCTAGGCGTCAGCCCGATGAGCCCCGGGACCGACGCGGCGAGGTGAGCGAGGGTTTCCCGATCATCGCCCGTGCTGAGGCCGAGAGTCTTCCAGGGCGTCTCACACCTCGGGCACCGAAGCGGGTCGCGGGTTTCCGGGAAGAACACTCTTCCCGTGAGCGAGCCCGGAAATGCGGGCGGGTCGGTCATGCCGCTTCGTCCAGTTCGCCGCTCTCGGCCATCTGGCAGCCCTTCTCGATGTAGGCGAGCAGGGCGATCGACTGAGCGGGATTCAGGCCCTTCAAGGTCCGCCCGATCTTCGCTCGGGCGTCGGCCTCGCGCTTCGCTCGCTCGGCCTCGGACTGCGCTTCCTTCATTCTGGTCACTCGCTCTGCCACTCCTTTATCTTCCCAGCCGGGCGGGACGGATTCCCCGGGGTCTTGGGCGGATTGATTGTCGCCGTGTAGGTTCGCGGCCGATCCGGTGCGTGATCCGCGATCGTCGCCGCCCAGGGACAGCTCGGGGCGATCGGTGTACGCGCCGTCGAGGCGGGCGGCTTCTCTCTCGGCCTTGGTCATTGCCTTCATGCGGCCGGTGTTGGTCGCCGGCAGGCTGCGCCGCAGCAGATGCTCGGGGCGGAAATCGCGGACGGTGATCTTGACCTTGTGGGCGGCCTTGCCCCTGACCGGGATGGCCTGGCCGATGAGGACCTCGACGTCCTCGATCACCTCGATCACGTCGCCTTTCGAGACCGGGCACGGGTCAGGGAACTCCAGATGCGTTGCGAAGGCGAGGACCTGCTTACGGTGATCGTCGCTGAGAGGCCCTGTGACCGGGGCGGGTTCTGCTCGTTTCGGGACAGCCCAGGATTCGGCGTCCTCGAGTTTTATGAGCCACTCGCCGGGGTGGTCCTCGGTGGCGTCGATCTGCCGGACCTCGCGGACCCGGACCACGACGCCGTCGACGTCGGCCACTTGGCCACGTTTGACCGAGCAGTTGAAGGGCAGCCGACGTCCCTTCTTCCGGCGCCGGACCGGCCGGCGGAGTTCCCGCTGGCCGGGCCTGATCGCTTCGCGCTCGGTCTCGCGAAGGTGGAGCGCCGTGCTCGAGACCTGCGTTTGCTTGTGGCGAAGAGCGCTCATCGCTCCAACCGGTAGTTCGGCTCGGTCTGGAGCAGGAAGCGGATCTCGCCCAACTCCTTCGGATAGGCGACGTGCGCCTTCGGGAAGGTCGCTGAGGCTGAGGTGACCGACGCGGACTCTCGAATGGGATGGCGGCGCAGATACCACCGACCCAGGCGTCCGAGGCGCGGGAGCCAATCGCGCTTCCAGTGATCCCAGGGTGTCGCCGGGAAGGTGAAGACGATCCGACCGAGTTCGTTCGACAGCAGCTCGACCTGCAGCCGGTAGGCCATGCGGTCCATCATCAGATCCTGCATCTGCCGGAGCTCCGCCGAATCGACTACCGACGATCCGAGATTCCCGACGATCGCGTACTTGATCTTCCGCAGCAGGATCTCCTCTTGCGGGATGAAGTCACTCGGCAGGCTCATCGTCGCCTCCTCCGGTCTCGTTGGTGCCGAAGACGATCCGTTCGGCCTCTTCGCGGCTGAACGGATCGCCGTAGTCCAAACGCGCATCGCCAGCTACGGACCGGGCATTGACCTGGCCCCGGTTGATCATTACGTCGATCGCCGC